TGATGAACTATCGGGAAGTACCAAGACCTCACCCCGAAATGTTTGATAATCAGGGTAATCTGATTCCAGATGAGGTTATTGCATTTAATTTTGAAAACTATCATGACAACATCACAGACGAAGAAGATGACCACGAGCAAACCTAGAACAAAAGTGGTTAAAACTACCGAAAGTTTAGAATTACCCAGGAATCCTTTTACTTTTGAAATATTTCATTTAGTTTCAAAGCAGAAATCTAAAGCAAAAAAAGTAGAAGTTCTTAAAAAATATGATCATCCATCATTGAGAGCTCTTTTTATTTGGAATTTTGATGAAAGTGTAATTTCAATGATGCCTCAAGGTGAAGTTCCTTATAGTGGATTTAATGATCAGAATACTTATAGTGGAACTCTTTCTACTAGAATTTCTGAAGAAGTTCGAAGTATGCATGAAAAAGATTCTTTTTCTTTAGGAGTAACTGATCAACAAGGTCATACTACTATTAGAAGAGAGTATAAAAATTTTTATCACTTTATTAAAGGTGGTAATGATAGTTTAAATAATATTCGTCGTGAGACGATGTTTATCAATATTCTTGAGGGTATACATCCTTTAGAAGCAGAAATTATTTGTCTTGTTAAAGATAAGAGATTATCTGAAAAGTATAAAATTACAAAAGATGTTGTTTCAGAAGCTTATCCTGAGATAGTATGGGGAGGTCGTTCATAATGACAAGTCAGGTGGATGAAGCACCTAAAACAAAAGAAAAAAATATGGAAGAAAGTAGCATAAAACCAATAGCACTAAAGTATGGTTGTGAAGTTCTTCAAGAGAAGACAACTCATCAAGTTGCTAATGATAAATCATTTCCTAATGATGCCTACTTGATTACATATATTGTTAATGGTGAGACACATATGGATCTTACGAGATGTAAGAGTCAGGTGAGTTTATTTGATATGTATTATGATACTTATGGAGCAGGTGCCGTGCAGAGTATTAAGTATGGGTATGGCACATCTAATCCAAAACTATGGGGAAATAAGAAGCCTGAAACCAAAAAGCGAAAGTAATTCCCCAGATCGGGGGGGAAAAATCCCGGCAAAATTTTGACCCCTAAGGTTTTTTAAATTGTATCGTATAATACAAAACCACTTGACTATATAGAATATAGGGTCTATAATAGACCCATCGTTCATCGGGGTAATCCCGACGCAAGTAAGTCGCGGAACGGAGCGTTCATCCCATGTTTGAACTCTTACTGTATACAACATTATCTTGTTCTGATGCTAGGGATATAATTTCTGGTGTCAATAAGAACAAAGATATGCCCAACCATATAAAGGTTGAGCTTGTAGAAACCATTAGGGATTCTGTTCAGATAAGAGAGTTTTGTGAATGGGACGCAACCGACTGAAGGAACGGATAAACGGATCCACCAAAAGGTGAGAAGGTTAATCATCCATTCATTCAGGAGTATAACAATGGCACAAGTAGTTTATCGTGGAGTAAAGTACGACACTCAAGAGCGTCGTGAGCAACAAAAAGCAACTCAACAAAAGCATTGGTTCAACGAAATTTATCGTGGAATCAAGCACGACAAACAGGTAGTTGTAGTGGGAGGTAATTAATGCTTCAATTTTTGGGGTTAAGTGCCCTGTTTATGATTGCATTTATTGGTCTCATTTATGGTGAAGTTTTACTTCTTCATAAAATTCAAAACTAAAGTGTTAGGGGGGGTTGACTTTCCCCCTTTTTTTGTCTAAAATGTGAATAGTAATTATCTTGTTATGGATAGAGAAAGACTAAAACTGATAGTTCGTAACCTAGAGCTGCTGGTAGATTCATTAAAGGCAGAGGTTCTTTCGGACGTTGATGCGTATAAATATGATAGTCAGAATTCATTAACTCTAGATTACGACGAGATCTTTGAGGATGATGATGACTGATAGAGCAACAAGACTTTTAAAACTCCTGAAGAGAATGTTGAAGCAGGAGCACCTTTATACCGACGATCAAATTAGAGAGATAAAAAATAATATTCGTTCGGTAGAAGAAGAACTTTATAGAATTAAAGTAGAAACTAGTAAAGGATTTAAAAAACAATGAATGCAAAATTGGTAAGTATTACTCCTGATGCTGAAAAGACCATGGCATACATTGCCCGTGTGTCTAATCCAAATAATCAGGATAATGAAAAATTTTCTGGACTTCTGAAGTATTGTATTAAGCACAATCACTGGTCTGTATTTGAGCAGAGTTATATGACTCTCGAACTTAAATGCTCTCGTGCCATAGCAGCTCAAGTGTTGCGTCACAGGAGTTTTACATATCAAGAATTTTCACAGAGGTATGCCGATTCTTCTCTTCTTGGTGTAGAGATTCCTATTCCGGAGTATCGTCGTCAAGATACCAAGAATCGTCAAAATTCTATTGATGACCTTGATCCAGTAACTGTTGATAAATTGGAGCGTCAGACAAAGACTTTGTTTGATTCTTCAATGGCACTTTATCAACAAATGCTTGATCTTGGTGTGGCAAAGGAATGTGCCAGGATGGTGCTTCCCCTTGCCACACCGACCAAAATTTACATGACCGGCTCATGTAGGTCATGGATCCATTACATAGATCTGAGAACTGCTAACGGCACTCAGAAGGAGCACATGAAACTTGCACTAGACTGTAAGCAGGTATTTACCGAACAGTTCCCTTCTGTATCAGAAGCCCTGGAGTGGGTCTAAATATTTTGTATTGATTTTATAGTATGCCAACATATCCTGTAGTAAATAAACAAACTGGAGAACAAAAAGAAGTTGAATTAAGTATTCATGATTGGGATCAGTGGAAAGTTGATAATCCGGATTGGATGAGAGACTGGTCTGACCCATCAACTTGCCCTCAACCTGGAGAAGTTGGTGAATGGAAGGATAAGTTAATTAAGAAAAATCCTGGATGGAATGATGTGCTACGTAAAGCACAAAAAGCACCTGGATCAACAATAAAAACTATAGGTTAATATGGCAAGAAGAAAAAGAGCATCTGCAGAGCAACCTATCGGGGTTGGTCTCACGGCAAAGCAGATGAAGAGGAAGAAACCTCTCAGTTCCGATTACTTGGTTGAAGTTGAACCACTTACAGATAATCAAAAAACTTTATTTGATTCTTATAAAGCAGGAAAACATTTAGTTGCCTATGGATGTGCTGGCACAGGAAAAACTTTTATCACACTCTATAATTCACTAATGGATGTTCTTTCCGAGAACACTCCCTATGAAAAAATTTATCTTGTTCGTTCTTTAGTTGCTACGAGAGAGATTGGATTCCTTCCTGGTGATCATGAAGATAAAGCAGATATTTACCAGATTCCTTATAAGAATATGGTAAAGTACATGTTCCAGATGCCTAGTGATGCCGACTTCGAGATGCTTTATGGTAATCTCAAGGCACAAGAAACTATTAAGTTTTGGAGTACATCATTCCTTCGTGGAACCACACTTGATAATTCTATTGTAATTGTCGATGAATTTCAAAATCTCAACTTTCATGAATTAGATTCTATTATTACTCGTGTCGGTGAAAATACTAGAATTTGTTTTTGTGGTGATGCAAGACAGACTGATTTAACAAAAACAAATGATAAAAATGGCATTGTTGATTTTATGAACATCTTGCGTAAAATGACATCATTTGATATAATTGAATTTGGAGTAGAAGATATTGTTCGTTCTGGTCTAGTCAAAGAATATCTTACGGCAAAAATTGAAGCAGGTTTTTAATGTTTAATCATATTGATTTGAGTCTCCCATCTCTCGACAGAGAGACGATTGATGGAGTTCGTTATTACAAAGTTCCAGATGAAGAAGAACTTATTAGACTGGTCTCGATTACATCGGTGACCAGTCATTTTAATAAGGAAATCTTTGTTAAGTGGCGTAAAAGAGTTGGTGAAGAGGAGGCAAATCGTATCACTAAAAAGGCAACCAGCCGTGGTACAGACATGCACACTCTTGTAGAGCATCATCTAAAAAATGATGATCTACCAAAGGTTCAACCGATTTCAGATTTTCTTTTCAAAATCTCAAAATCGACACTCAGTAATATAGATAATATTCATGCTTTAGAAAGTTCCCTATATAGTAAGGAACTTGGTATTGCTGGTACTGTTGACTGTATCGCTGAATATGAAGGCGAGTTAGCAATAATCGATTTTAAAACATCTGCTAAACCAAAACCAGAAGACTGGATCGAGCACTATTTCGTTCAGTGTATGGCATATGGATGTATGCTATACGAAATGACCGGTATCATGGTCAAAAAACTTGTAATTATCATGGCATGTGAAAATGGAGAATGCGTCGTTTATGAACAAAGAGACAAAGCAAAATACATCAAACTTCTCACCCAATATATTAGAAAGTTTGTTGGAGATAAACTGGAACAATATGGAACCGAATAAAGATTTAGAAAAAGCAATAGAGAAGAAGTTTCTTACTCCTTCAAAGTTTGCCTTGGAAATCGAAAAGATTGTTGTCGAGGAAAAACTCAACTACATTGATGCTATCGTTCACTATTGCGAAATCAATGAAATTGAGGTAGACTCAATATCTAAGTTAGTATCAAAACCACTGAAAGAAAAATTGAAGTGGGATGCGACTCAACTTAATTTTATGAAAAAGACTTCGAGAGCAAAACTTCCTTTATGATCGTGACTCCCTTTGAAACTTACCAACATTATTTGTCACTTAAAAATCATTTCACAAACCCCAAATATGATTTCTTCAAGTACGGAGCAAAAACCCGTGCTAGTGTAACTTCTTTTAATAAGAGGAAAGATAAATATTGGTTTGAAAAAACTTCGAGAAAATATTCTGATAAAGAAATCGTGGATTTTTTGGTATCAAATTTTATTTCTTCCACTAACCCACAAAATCTATGGATTGGAGAAATTATCAATTCTGGAGAAAGAAACTACGCCGAGTGGACAAAACGACAGCAGAGTTTGAGCTACTTGTACAGAGAACAAATGCAAGAATTCTTCTCGGAAAACAAATTAGAAGATGCATTCAATTGCTCCAAAGGACATCCACCAATACTTAAAAAATTCTTGGGAGGAGATGTCTCAATCGAGTGCTTATCTATCTGTGAAAAAATATTTTCATTTAGAAAAGATTTTGATAAAAAACTTGATGACCCGGTGTGGGAAACCGTTAGTTTGAAATTGAAAAAATATATACCATTCCTAAATATTGATGTGTTTAGGTATAAAAAGATTTTGAGGCAAATTGTAGATGAGTGATTTTTTCAAGTCAGAAATCGTCATTGACGAACTGAAAGAAATTAATGAATTACAAGAAGAACTTTATGTGAATATCATGAGGTTTGGGCAAATGAATAAAGAAGATCAACTGAAACACATTGATAAACTTTCTGCATTATTAGAAAAACAAAAAGTTATGTATGCCCGTCTGTCATTATCAGACGATCCTGATGCTCAGGAAATGAAAGAAAATCTTCGTAAGTCAATGGCAGTAATGGGATTTTCTCCCGATACTGATATGAACTATCTTTTCCAGAGTATGAGGGAAACCATTGATTCTCTCAAGAAAAACATTGACACCTGAGAGCAACACTGTTATAATATCCAAGTCATCCGACAAATCCAAATTAATCCGAGGTAATCCGAATGTCATTTTCAGATCTTAAGAAACAATCCAAACTGGGCTCCCTGACCGCTAAATTGGTCAAGGAAGTAGAGAAAATGAGTAATACAAGTTCTTCAGGCGATGAGCGTCTGTGGAAACTTGAAGTGGATAAAGGCGGTAATGGTTATGCCGTTATTCGTTTTCTCCCTGCTCCAGATGGTGAAGATCTACCCTTTGTTAAACTGTACTCCCATGCTTTCCAAGGTCCTGGTGGTTGGTACATTGAAAACTCCCTGACCACTCTTGGTCAAAAGGACCCTGTGTCTGAATATAACACGATGCTGTGGAACAACGGCACCGATGCTGGTAAAGAGACCGCACGTAAGCAAAAGCGTAAACTGACTTATATTTCCAACATTTATGTTGTGAAGGACCCTGCCAACCCCGAGAATGAGGGTAAGGTATTCCTGTATAAGTTCGGTAAGAAAATCTTTGACAAGATCACTGCCGCCATGCAACCTGAGTTCGAGGACGAGGAAGCAATCGATCCGTTTGACTTCTGGCAAGGTGCCAACTTCAAACTGAAGGCAAAGAATGTTGCTGGTTATCGTAACTATGATTCTTCAGAGTTTGCCCGTCAGGATGCTCTGCTTGACGATGATGATGCAATGGAAGCAATCTGGAAGAAAGAATATTCTCTCCAAGACTTTGTTGCTGCTGATCAATTCAAGACTTATGATGACTTGAAGAAGCGCATGGACTATGTGCTTGGTAATAAGAGCCCTAAGTTCCAGGATCAAGAAACTCTTGAAGAAGAGTCATCTTTTGAGGCAGAAAGTCGCGCTCCTTCTGTTCCTCAATCAGTCAAGGAAGAAATTGAAAGTCTTTCTTCTACCAAGACGACTGATGATGACGATGATGCAATGTCATACTTCGCACGACTTGCAGAAGAGTGATTATGGTGAAGTAACTCTAGTATTCTCAGTACGTGCTAAATTTTCTGTCACATACTGAGATGATGTAGAGTAAATCATTTGATCCCTCATATCATTTAAAAACTGTTGTAAATATCCTCGTTTTAGTAAATAAATCGAGGATTTTTTATTGTTCTTTCTAACTTCATATTCCCAGTTAGTCACACTAATAACTGGATTTAGTGTTGAGTTATAATCATTTGGATCTGTGATTGTAAAATCAATATCTACTGTTTTACCTGCTGGAAGAATGAGT